CGGCAGAGGTCAAGACCTTGTCCGACTGAAAAAGTGTGTTATCAAACAGTGACCGTTCCAATAAGAAGTTCAAGACCTGCTTCACCTTGTTGCTTTCCATATTCAGATCATCTGAAACAATGTACTCAAAATCTTCATCAATCTTTAAATAATATCCTATCTTGTATATCTCACACAGGAGATACAAGTATAAGGTGATCCCATCTGCTCCATACCGGGCTTTCAGGATCTTTACCTTTCTATCTGAGAAAAAATCCACATCCAGGCGAAAAAAGAGGTTTCCTTCCTGCCTTCGCCTTGCCATATGATTGTTCCTCCAGTTCTTCTATAGAGATTGCGTTGATACTGATATTTCACTTGTTTTTCTTTTTATTTCTCTATATAATAAGAACGTAATATTCGTGTATTACTACGTCCATCGGATCCCGCCGGAGCTGCACTCCCGGGATCCTTTCTTACTACCTTTTCTGATACTCTGTTCCAACTACAAACACAAATGCCACCTGCCAGAACAGTCCTGCCATTAAAAGCATTTCTGCCGGACTTCTCCACTGCCAGAATGGAAGATTTGCTGCCGGAACTGCAATAAAAAGGGATATAATTGCATCTCGTTTCATTTGCTTCCACCTCTTATCTTCTCCAGCTCAGCTCCTATATCTTTTCCGCTGTATTCAGCCAGAAGCTTCTCTGATATGTTATATGTCCAGATCGAGGACATCTTAATTGCAGTCCCGATCGGGAGCTTTTGCTGCTGCATTGCAACCCTTACAAACTGTGGGGATGCATGCAGTATGGCTGCTGCTTCAACAGGTAATATCTTGCCTACTTCCATACTTCATTTTCCTTTCTTTATAAGATTTTCATAACTTTGTCGAACGCTTTTCCTTGCAGTTATGTCAAGATTCTCCTATCCTGTATATACAGGGTACTGAGAATACCCTAGTACATACAGAAAGGAGAACTATATGAAATTTGAATTTAATTCTGATGGCTTTGACGGTCTGTTGGATGATTTGAAAACATTTGAGCTTAACTGTCCTGAATGCAATCATTCCATTGAAGTATCACTTGACGATATTGGCAGTATCATCAAGTGCCCTCAATGTGGTACAGACATCAAACTAGAGTCAGAATAACTTTCCTTTCAGCTCAGCAAGCTCCTCAACAGTTTTGCTGAGCTGTTTCATTTCTTTTCTTAATTTCTTCACTCTTTTCAGAGTTTTCTTATATCCTGTCACTTTTACTTTAACAGTACGTGTCTCTGATTCTTTTATTTATCTCACCTCTTATCCAGTCTTACTGGCCTGCACTTGACTTTTCTTAGTTTCTTTCCTATTCTTGTATCACAGGTACTGGCATACCTGAATTTACAGAAAGGATACATTTTATGTTTCAACAAGAAAAAGAATATTTAGAAGATGCCTACTCTTATTACCAAAAAACCGGTGAACGTTCAATGCAGTATGAGTTTTCAAAGAATAACCGTGAAAAACAACTTACCATCCGTTGTTTAGATGCTTTATGTGATGACGGATATATTCAATACGAATATCGAGCAACTGGTTTTTGTGGAATTAAGCTCACTCCTAAAGGTATTCGCTTCGTAGAAAACGGCTTTCAAGATGATACTGCCCCTTCTATTTCAGGAAATAACAATATTTTTGTTACTGGTTCAGGAAACACAATATCCAACAACTACAATCAACTCATTGCTGATGTGCAGAATTCAGAACTTGATCCTGAAATAAAAGAAGTATTGGAAACTCTTTTATATGAACTCAAAAATCCTGCTTTATCTGAAAAAAAGAAAGAATCAAAAATAAAAGATTTTTTATCAGAAATTTCTTCCGATGCTTTATCTGACACTGCTTCATCCACCTTATCTACTTTACTTATGTTTCTTTTTAAGAAAATAATTTTTTAATCTAATCAGCCAGTATTCCAATGTTTCTTTAAGGGTACTGGCTGTTATCTTATAAGTAATTGGTGTACTAAAATTGCCATGATCGCTTTCTTTCTGCTTTGTAACATATATACGCCATTTTCCAAATAAACGTTTTTGAATGGAAACAAAGTATCTGTTTTCATTATCTGTAAACTGAATTTTGGTTTCTTTTATCTCTGCTCACCTCCTCCCCGCGAATAAATGGTTACTTGTCCTATCTGGCCTTACGGGCCTCAACATCTTTTAATAAGCTGTTCAACCGATACGCCAAGAATTTGGGCAACCTTCTCAAGTTTCCAGATCCCAGGTTCCACCTTATTATCTTCATCAGCGAAACCCCATTTGCAGATACTGCCTCTTGAAACACCTGCCATTTTTTCGAGATAATTAATAGACATTCCTTTCTCCTTCGCAATTTCGCAAATATTCTTATAAAGCAATTTCCTTCCTCCTAATTACGTGATATAATCAGAACGTTACTTTTAACCCCAGCATTCCTTTAAGGAGGTAGGCAAAGGATTAATTTTAACAAGAGCTATGTTCTAACATCAGAAACAGAAAGGAATTATCTAAGGTTAATAATCAGCCTTGATATCAACACTCTGTGTGGCATTATTTCAGCCATTTGCGCTGTTATTTGTGTCTTACAGAACCGTAAGAAATAATTTTCTTACCTTACATATCTTTTGTTTTTCAAGTAGAACATAGCTCAAACCCGGGCTGTTGCTTTCGCAATGGCCCCTTCCATCTATATTTATCTCACCTCTTCCCTTCAAATAAATGGTTACTTGACTTTTCCCCATTTCTTTCCTATTCTTGTATCACAGGTACTGGCATACCTGTTGAATAAGGAGGTTTCAATGAAAAACAATCAAAAAAATACACTTTTTTTAAGCTCAGCACTTCAAGATTCTTTAAATAGAATTTCGCATATGTATGATAGTTACTTACAAACTATTTTTTCTTCTGACTCTATAACATCTCAAATTGGCCAGCTTCAAGAAGAAATGGTTAAATCATATAAGCACTTTTTTCAGTTATATACACCGAGTATAATTTCTTCACTTACTAATTCGCTTTCCATAATGTCAGAAGCTATGACAGCGGCTGTCCGAGATAATATAACAACCAATATGTACAACAATTTAAGTGAATCTCTGAAAACTATGATTTCACTTCAAAGTCTTCAGCAACAGCTTATTGATATTGCCCCTGAACCATCTTTTGACCGCCCAGACAATCTCAATAATTTACCTGAAGATGATTTTGTAATTGTTGATGAATCCGCTGTTAAAATATACGAATTTCCCGATTGCATATATATTCCCATTGGAAACAGTAGAATAAAAATGCCTACTTCTATTTTGCTGACTCTTATAAACCTAATTATTTCGACAATCCTCACAATCTCTATTGCTGTTGTTCAGTTCAATTCATCACAAGAAGATCAGATTAAACAAACGCAAATTGAAGAAACCCAAATTGAGCTCCAACGTGCCCAAAATGAAATACTGCAACAACTCCTTCACAACATAGATACTTCTTCTTCCAGTGAAGCCGAAGCGATCAAAGAGTTGCAAAAAACTGTTGAAGAGCAGAATAAACAGTATTCACAGAATCAAGACACATGCTTATCTGTTGAAGAAGATAATGATAATTCCAAATTGACCAAAGACACTGATACCCCAAAATAAGCAGCAATGCAATCATCAATACCTGCGTAAACATTAAACTAATTTTTAACCTGTTTATCTGCTTACGCAGGTTTACAATTTCTTCTTTTGATGTATCCATCACTTCTCACCTCCTCCCTTCAAATGAATGATTACTTGTCGTTTTCAGTTGCAAATAAGTAATCCAATGTCTTATCTGGGAAAGCTTTTCTCTTAATTGCCATCATTTCACTCAGCTTAAATTCTGTAACACCTCTGAGTTTCAATTTTAAAGATTCATAGTTTATAGCCGTAATCTCAGATAACTTCTTAATGGTTAATTTGGCTCTTCCCATTTCGGCATTTAAGTTAAAAAACATTTCCTCCTCCTTTCTGTTACCCTGTAAGGTAACTTTTATTATAGATTATACGTTGTAGGGTAGTTTGTCAACCCATAAAATACATTTTTTTACTTTGCGGGGTATTTTTTTACTTTACAAAGTTATTTTTATATGTATAATAGAATTTAACAGGAGGTATTAGATATGTCATTCACTGATAAGTTAGATGAATTAATGGCTGAAAAGGGAATCAATAAGTCTATCCTTTCAAAAGAAGCCGGTATTCCATATACTACAATCGCCGGTTTTTATACAAAAGGAACTGATAATATAAAACTTTCTACATTAAAAAAACTTTCTGCATATCTTGGCTGTACCATTGACTATCTGGCAGATGATTCTCATGGACAACCTACTACTCTCGCTGCTCACTTCGATAGCGAGGAATATACAGAAGATGAATTGAATGAAATCCGTCAGTTCGCAGAATTTGTAAAAGGTAAAAGAAAATAATATCTATGCTTTACAGTACTGTGAGTAAAAAATGAAACGGGAATAATTGGCAGATCTGCCAGATATGTTTTGACAATATAATATACTTACCCAGGCAACTGGAAGGATGCGGTACCACTCCGTTTCTGAGTCTTGCAGAAAGGAGTGGGGCTTATGAGTACATATGAAGAATTTATGATTATCCTAAATGTAGGACTTTTAATCGTAGCCATTCTGAATCTGAACAATAAGAAATAGCATCCCCGCTCTGGTAAAGTAGGATGCTATTTCTATAACTCTTATAACGCCAGAAACGGATAGGTTTCAGCTATCGTTCCAGCTGTCTTGTTAAGTATATTATAAGTCACTTAAAAATATTTGTCAATTTCAATATACACGAGCGGGAGGTTTTGAATTGAATACATACGAAAAATTACTAGATACCGCCTGCAGGGACGGTATAGATGTTATAGATTATCCATTTGAAACTGAAAGAATAAAGGGGTTATATTGTGATGGAACTGTAGCTATCAGAAAAGGAATTAAAACTCAGGCAGAAAAGTCCTGTATTCTGGCTGAGGAACTTGGCCACCACTATACTACCACAGGTAATATTCTGGATCAGTCAACTGATGTCATGAACCGAAAGCAGGAATACCGGGCCAGACTTTATGGCTATAATCTTCGAGTAGGGCTGATCGGGATCATCAATGCTTATGAATCTCGCTGCCGGAGTCTTCATGAGATGGCAGAATATCTGGATGTACCGGAGAATTATCTTACCGAAGTAATAGACTGTTACCGTTCCAAGTACGGACAATATGTTGCTATGGACAATTATATAATCTATTTTATTCCGCAGTTGGCTGTAATAAAAATTAATACTTTATAATCTGAACAAGGGATTTTCCATAATGAATATCGTATTATTTATGGATATTATATTTTAAAGGGAGGATATTATGAAAAAGAAGTTTTTAGCAATTTTGCTTACCACTATTTTTGTTTTTTCTCCGTCCGTAGCTGTTTTTGCAGATACAAAAGACGACAAAATCGCTGCCTTGCAGAAGCAGGTTGATGATTTACAAAAGCAAGTCGATGACCTTACTTCCAAATTAAAAAAATATCAGTCTGATGATACTAAGAATAATAATATGGAAGACTATTTACTTAAAAAGAATGTTCTTTCTGGCAAACGTATTGAAATGGCCGCTGATATGGTTGGTGCCATATCTGGTTTTAAATATGGTGATGCTGAAATTTACGAATACGATATGTCTTCTACCCAATATAAAGAATTAGTTTCTGGAGATGCCATTTCAGTTGAAGGCATTGATGGTTATACAATAAATGCTTTAGCTATAAACGGAAAATACGTTCTGATGGGTGAAGCTTCTGAAGATCTTATACAAGCTTTTAATGATTATAAATAAAGTAAAAGGAGTCACATATGACAATCGGATTTGATATTTTAACTGGAGAAAAAATAAGTTTTACTCATGATCGACAGTACAAGGGAAAAAATGTTATCTCTTTTCCAGATGATTACTGTGTCATTGATATCGAAACAACAGGACTTTCGCCTGATTGGGATAGTATTATTGAAATCGCTGCTGCAAAATTTCATAAAGGAAATCTTGTCGATACTTTCACTTCTCTTATAAAACCAGATGATTTTACCACCGATGAATCTTTTTTGGATGACTTTATCGTTAATCTTACCGGAATAACTGATGAAATGTTATCAAAAGCAGATTCTACCGCATTGGTACTATCAAAATTTTATTCCTTTATTGGAAATTCCATTCTTGTAGGACATAACGTTAATTTTGATATTAATTTTCTATATGACAATTGTGAACACGTTATCCACAAGTATTTATCTAATGACTTCATCGACACTATGAGACTTTCTAGACGTATACATAAGGAACTTAACCATCATAAATTATCTGATTTAGTTCAATACTATAATCTCAGTTATGAAAATGCACATAGAGCCTTAAGTGATGTAGAAATAACTTCTAAATGCTATATATGTCTCGTTAATGAAATTATAGAAAAATATGAATCATTAGAAGCATTTAGCAAAGCATGTAGACGTTCCAGAAGTGGTGTTAGAGCAGATGACATCAGCACTTCTAAAACTGATTTTGATACATCTAATTTGTTATATGGAAAAGTATGCGTATTTACCGGAACACTTGAAAAAATGGTACGCAAGGAAGCAATGCAAATCGTTGCTGATCTTGGTGGAAAAAATGCCGACAGCGTAACCAAAAAAACTAATTATCTCATTTTAGGTAATAATGACTCAAACTTCCCACACCATTTGGTGTGCTGAACCTTGAAAAAACAATACTTTAAC